CGTAGGTGTAGTAGTCTGTTTTCATTTCTGTATACGTGCCAGGCGTCCAAGTTTCGACGCCGAGGGCTGCTAACTCAAGGGTGCGCTGCTGCACTTCGGCGATGCGGTCGGTTTTATTGCTGGCTAGTGTGCCCGGCGCTGCAGCTGCGACAGCCGCGTCGCATTGCGCCTCGTTGCCGATGACGGTCGAGACGTGCAACTCGCCGTTTAAGGTAATCAGGACGTCAGGCACCCCCGCGCCGACGAACGACTGGTACAGTGCGTCGAAGGAGCTGATGTCGGGGTCGATATAGGTCTTAGTGCAAGGCATTATCCGTCAATCCTCTTAAACGTGACGGAGACGTCCCGCAGCTCGACGACACTGCCACCGCCTCCGCCGCGCCGGCCGAATTTAACTTTAACGTTGTGTGTGCCCTGCGTGAGCGGCAGGGTGTGCGTCTTGCTCGGGTAGCCCCGGTCGGTGATGTTTTTAGACTCTTTCGAGTATTCGATGTACTGCAGAACGTCGTCGATAAATAGCCCGACGATCACGCTGCGGTTGGTCGACATGGCGCCCGCTGTAGCCGAAAAAATAACCTCATATGTGCCCGCGAGAACGTCGATACTGGCGTTCAGCTTGACGACGGGGGCGACGTCATACTCTTGGTTCGTCTGCGACAGCGGCATCGACTGGACGTGCCGGAATTCTAACGGGAACAGGTCGCGCTCGTAGCCGCCCATGACTACCGACACTTGGTACGGGACGAACACCAGGCCGAAGCCGATGTCGACCGTCGCGCCCGCCACGGAGAACTGCTGCCCCGGCGGGGCGCAGTACTGTATCCAGAACGGCACGTTCGACCGTAGCCGCTGGCCTTGCTTAAAATCGATTGTGGTGTCCGCGCCGTCGGTGAGCAGGAACCCCGCCTCGCCCTTGAGCCAGCCGGGCACGTTCGCCGAGACGTTATCGTATATCGGAACCGCGTCGGGGTTGAGGTCTGGGTCGGCGATGTAGATGCGCAGGCGGATCGGCGCTTGTGGGCCGGGGGCGCCGCGCACGAATACGCGGTACACCCGCAGCAGGTCCCACGGAACGCCTAAGATTTCAGCCTTCCATGTGTATTTTTCAGCGACAAGCGTCTCGTTGTCGAGCGCCTGCGTCGGGATCGGGAACGCGGGCCCGTCGTACTCAGTGAGGTTCAACCCGTTGATGGTGCCGGCCGCCTCGCTGTACAGGCTGCCCGAGATCTCGAAGGTGGACCCAGTGGCCTCTAGCTTGTAGCCGACGCCGCTGCCGCTGTCGGTCACGCGGACGTTGTCGCCGACCAGAATCGACGCGGGGGGTGTCTGTATGCTCCGGCTCGACACGACGATGTCGAGGTCGGGGTCGTAGCGTAGGGGTGAGTCGACGAGGGTACTGCCCTGCGGGCTCGCCATGGGTATCTGGTTCGGCGTAAACGCAAAAGCGGGAGCGCCCCTCGGACCACCGCCGCCGGGCGTAAACGACCCGGGCACCAGCCTTGGGAAGGTGATCTGCCCGGCGGGTGTTCTCTTTTCGCCTATCCAGACGACCAGTCTGTTGTCTTTGTCGAGTGTTACGCGGGTGATGCTCTCGCCTTGCGGGCCAGCAGGACCGGCGGGGCCTTGCGGGCCGGTAGGACCTTCGGGGCCGGTAGGACCGTCGAGGCCAGCGGCACCTGGCTCGCCGTCCAGACCTGAAGGTCCGTCGACGCCGGGCAGACCACGGGCACCGTCAGGACCTTGCAGTCCAGCAGGGCCTTCGGGGCCCATCGGACCGTCAGCCCCAGCGACGGGCGCGGGGACTCGGGCGGCGAGGGCTTCGATAATCTTGTCGGGGTCGGGAGACACGCCGTCTTTGCCGTTTACGGGCACGGCGCGAAGGGCGCGCATAGCGGTGACGTCGCGCCTAATGCCTGCGATGTCGTTTTTCAGCAGCCGCAGTGCGGTGTTAATTTTCTCGAACATTGTCCAGATACTCATCGACGAAGGCGGACAGCTCGTCCTCGACTCTCGCCATGGCGTTCGCGACGGCGGCACTCTCCTCGGGGGTGTCGCTGGACAGTTCGGCCATTTCGGCGCGGAACTCAGCGAGCGGGCGGAGGGCCTCGACCAGCTGCTCGTTTTCACGTTTCAGCCGCTTGGTGTTCTTGGAATACTTGGTGCCTGTGGTGATCCGAGCCTCCCGTGCGCGGGTAGAGTACCCGCCAGCGACCAGCATGTCGGACGCCTTGACCTGCTTGAGCATGTCTGTCGAGGGTTTGATCGAGCCGTACCAGTCCGCGCAGATCCACGCGCCGAACACGTCGTACTGCTTCGGGTCGCGCCATGCGGCCAGCAGACCGGGCGCGGTAATTTTCTGCGCCAGCGTCTCGCTGAGTAGCCACTCGGTGTAGATCGGCGCGCAGAACGTCTCGCCCCACTCCGACCAGATTTTATTCAGGTAAATTTTGAACTCGTTAATCGCGGCCTGCGACGCCGAGTAGTTGTTCGAGAACGCGAGGCGGAGTATCTCGGGTGGGATTTCGTTGGCCCACGCGACCGCTTGAATGATCGCCTCCTCGAACGTGCCGAACTGCTCGTCGGTGCCTTGGCCGCCGAACAATTTGATCTCTTCGCCGTACTGCATTTCGTCGATGACCATGCCGGGGATATACGCGGCGAGGTTCAGCTGGTTCGTGCCTGTGGCATTGTCGACGGTGGCGGCGTCTTTGCGGACCGCGCCCCCGGTGATCGGCAGCGTGCCCGGTTTGTCTTGAGTTTTTACGACCTGCGCGGCGAGTAGCGAATTTATTACCGCCTTGCGGGTGGTCGAGTCGCGGTACCGGTCAACCTCTTTCAACGACTGCAGGATCAGCGAGAGCATAGGCTCTCCGCGTATCGCGTCGAGGCGTTTGTCGGTGCCGTACACTAGCCACGACAGGCGGCGCCCAGATTTATCGCCCCAAGCGGGTAGCCGCTTGGCGCTGCCGTCGTCTTGCCGTATCCAGTGCGCCACTACGCGCCCTTGACCGTCGCATTCGACGCCGTGTGTGATCCTGTTGCCGTTTCGCAGCGAGGTCGAGCCGCCCAGTGGGGTCTGCACCTTGCTGCCGCTGATCAACTGGACCGCCGGCAGGCCGGTGACTTGTGACGATCGCATGACGACCAGCACGTCGCCGCTGATCAGCGCCTCCATGCGGGCCGCGCGTTGTATCGCACCGAAGGTTTTGAGTTGTTGCCAGTCGCAGAGCAGCGGGTCCTTGGTCCAGATCCCGAAACGGTTCTCGGTAGTCTCGGACCAGTCGGTCAGGCTGTCCTCGTCGACGCCGATAATCTCCTCATCCGGTGACGCCTCGGGCAACAGGCCTGTGTTAATTTCGTTAGTGATCAGGCGCCGGATCAGGCCGCGAGCGTACAGGTTTTCTGTGAACAACTGGCTCGACCGCTCGCGCAGCTCCCAGTAGTCGGGGGTGTAGAGTTGAGTGGCGCCGAAGCCGCCGAAAAACTTGTCGCCGCCCCATGAACTGAGCTGCCCAACAAACCCGCCGCCGCCGTACGCAAGCGGCTGCAGCACGTCGGGGGCCGTCGGGCCGGCTGGCGGCGCGGCCTGTAGCGACAGCGCGTAGCTGTTGACTGGGGTGTCGGCGGAGAATGTTTTACGCATTAGAATCCGGGCCTCGCAATGTGCTGGCCGCCGCCGTTCAGGCGCAGTTCCAGCGTTATGCAACGGTTGTACAGCGAGTCGAGTATTTTGTTCAGCTTGTCGATGTCGAACTTCGTCACGGTCTGCCGCGATTGGCCCGTGTCGAGCGTGTAGGACTCGACGCCGCCCGTGCCGATAGCGAGCATCGCGTCCTCGTAGGCCACGATCAGCAGTTTGGTCGCGTCAATGCGCGCTTGTATTTCGTCGCTAGTCATGCCCGCAGATTAGCCCGTTTTATCCGGCGGCGCAACCACTCGGCCGAATAGGGCCGCGTTTTCGTCCGCCGCCGCGTAGTCCCAGAACTGCTGCCAGTCCACCGTGTCCAGCTTGAAGTGCTCAATGCACACCCGCCACGCGGTGATCTCGACGAGGGCGTTGCCGTAGACGAGCAAGTCCCACAGCTCGTTGCGGGCGTTGCCTGGGCGGTGCCAGTAGTACGACGTCGTGCCGTTTTCGTCGATCTTCTCGCGGCGTGTCTCGACCGTTAACTCCTTGAGCTGCTTGTCGGTGATGTCGACGGGGGCGTTGAAGTGGTATGGTTTTTGCTCGCCTGCGTCCTCGGACCAGCCGCGACGGAGTACAGGCGCGAGGCGGTCCTTGTAGTGGTCCACAAGTACGCGGTACCCGACTGTGCCCGATTGGGTCTTGAACTCGGCGAACTCGCTGATCTTTTGGTTCTTCGCTGGGCGGTCGCGGCCGAGGATCGGGTACACCCCCGACGCATAGTCCGCGCAGAACGTGGACACCGTGGCGTTGACGTATCCGGCGTCGACGCCGGTCACGAATACGTTGTACCGGGTGCCGTCGTCGGCGGTGTAGACCGTCGTTTCGAGTAACGTGCGCAGGCGCGCCCACGTCGAGCTGCTGACCTCGTCGCAGGCGTCGCTGTCGTCGGTCGCTTCAAAGCGCCAGTAGTCGATCACGTAGCAGCGTGCGTCGCGGGTCCACCCCATGACCGATACGGCGAGATTCTTGCGGTGTACGTCGACTTGACACGTCAGGAACAACACCTGCGAACCAGCGAACCGGCGGGCGTGGCGGTTCGGTACCTGCCCGAGACGGTACTCCGCGACGCGGTGCGCCGAGACGCTGGTGAACCTGATCTTATCGCCGCGCATGCGGAACGGCTCGCCGAGGTTGTTGTTGTAGAATTCTTGCAGGGCGCCGACGCTGCGGGGCGCGTTCGCCTCTTCGTCCCACGCCTCGATCCAGTCGCGGCAGATCGCGTCCCAGTCGAACATGCCGACCGGTGAGTACAGCGCCGAAATGTGGTACGACCGGTGCTCGGGGTCGCGGGGTTTAGCTGTGGCCCGCCACTCGCCGCGCGGGAGCATGTAGGCTTTGTCGGCGTTGCGGTGGGGGTGGCCGCACTTCTCGCAGAGGTAGCGGGCCGTGCCGGGCACCAGCGCGCCGACGTCGTCGACCTCCCAGACTAGCCCGAACCGCTCGCCAGTGCCATCGCGTTCGCCCTTGAATCGGAGCCGCTGCATGGTGTGGCATGACTTACAGGGCACGAAAAAATACCGCTGATCGCCGCGCTCGAACCCTCTCGCGATCCGGCTCTTGCCGTGGATCAGGGGGGTGGATATGCGGGCGATCTTGCGGGTTTGTTGGTACGACTTGGTGCGGGCTTCGGCCAGCTTCTGCGGGTCGCCGTCCTTGCCGATGATATCGGGGTACGCGTCGCACTCGTCCTCAAGTAAAAACTGGATGGAGATCGACCGCAACTTGTCAGCGTTGCGTGCGCCGAACGGGACCAAGAACCCGCCGCCGGCCCACTCGATCCGCTTGCTGGTCTTGCCGGTCTTGCGTGTGTTCTGCTCGTCCGACGACTGGATCAGGTGCGACAGGCCCGAGTGCGCCAACATCGGCGTGATGTACCCCTCGACGCGCAGCTTGGCCAGCTCGGCGTCGGCGGTTAGCAGCATGACGGGGGCTGACTTGACGTGGTCGATCACGTAGCCGATCGCGTTCTCGAGGATGCCCACGGTCGCGCCGATCTGGGCGCCTTTCATCAAGTCGAACTCACGGACCGGCGAGTCCATCGACAAGCAGTCCGCGATCTCGCGCAGGTACGGCGCCACGTCGTAGCTGTAGAACCCCGGCATCGACGTCACCTGCTTGGGTAGGTAGCGTTTTTCCTCGGCCCATTGGCTGACGGTGATCGTGTGCCGCTCGTCGGTGAGGCCGCCGACTTGGCCGGCGATCCAGTCCTCGTCGTTGTGGGCGATGTCGTGGTCGACCTCAGCGAGCAGCACCACGCAGCGCCTCCGTCTTGTTGAGCGACGCCTTCGCGTCTTTGAGCACGCGGCTGTTAGCGTCGCGGATTAGTTTCTGCACGTCCATGACCGTCTCGGCGCCACCGGACTCGACACGGGCGACGATCATGTGCGCCAGTGCGTCGGGTACGTCGGACACCAGGCGGGCGAACGCGAGGTCGAGCAACGGGAACACCGTGCCGGCAACCCGGTCGCGGTCGACCAGTTCGCCGCGCTGCTGTTGTATTTTTAATTCTCTGAACTTGTACTCGGCGATGCCCTTGAGGCTGTCGACGAACCGCTTGAACCCGTCGAGCGAGCCGTACCGCATGACGACCTCGCGCACCGTGAGGTGTTCGAGTTCTTCGATGGCGTAGCCGGAAATCTGAGTCGGGAGCGTAGCGACGGCGCTCGGCTGTTCGGCCGCTTTCGGCTTTGCGGCTGGACGGCGCGAAGGCTTTGCGGTGGGTTCGGCCGCTTTGGCGTGCTGCGGGGTGGACGTCGGTGGCAGCTCGTGGCACCCGTGCAGGGCCAGCCACTCACGGACGAGCGGGTGGTTCGCGTCGATCTTTCCGTCCACGACGGCGTCGGCCAGCTGCCCGGCCGCGATTTTTGTGGCGGCCATGCGCGAGACGTTTGCCCAGCGGGAGAGTTCTGCCTTTGTGATGATTCGTGTGCCCATGGGCGCAGTCTAGTTTACAACTGCGTGCCGGCGCAAGGGTTCGAGCCGGCGCAGGGGCGTAAACTGGGCGTAAACTTGGCAAATTGCGAGAGGGGTGCGCGGCTGAATCAAAAC